ACCATGCCGCAGACGGCGAGGACCGCGACGGCGGCACCGGCCCACACCCGGAGCCGCTGCGCGGTCATCGTATACACGTCCAATTCCCCGCCATTCCCATCTGAAATCAACACTCGATTGACCCCGGTCTTTCGTCGATCCTCGACATTTGGCATCATGCCCTCCTATACACCATATCCCAGGTTGAGCGCGAGTTCCTCCTGGCGGTCGTCTGCCGAGCCCGGAACCTTCACCTCGATGGTGCATTGCTTCACCTCGCCGGCAGTGAACGCGCCCATGTCCACTGCGGTAGCGAGGGTGTCGCCGACAGCCGAGTACGCCCCGGCGCCGATCTTCACTCTCATCCAGTTCGTGACGCTCGTCCAGAACGGAAGCTCGGTCATCACGTCCGGCGAATAGAAATCGACAGGGATCTCATACGCCACATCGCGCTTGACCTGCGTCAGCCGAAAATGCCTCAGCGGCACGGCTGCGTCGTGGAGACGAATCTCAGGAGGCACTACCGCCCCCGAATTCCCTCACCCGAGCGACCTCTTCCTCGAGGGCCTCCGCGGCCTTCTTTTGGCGATCGATGATCGGGCCGAGCTCGCCACCGATCCTTCGCTGCGCCCCGGTGATGACGCCTCGCAAACCGCGGACCTCGGTCGCCATCTTCTCGGACGCCTCGGCGCTCTTCTCCATCGCCCTCGTGTTCGATTCGATCACCCCGACCAACATCTCAAGCAGTTCCTTGTCGCCCATGTCAAAACCCCTGTGCCGCTACGAAGTCCATTATCAAATAGGTGCCGATGATGCCCCTCGTGTACGTTTCCAGATCGCGATTCTGCTTGAACCACACGGTCTGCTGCTGACCGGTGATGTGATCCACGTTGCCGATCCCGAGCACGATGTCTCCTTGCTCTGGAGGCCACATCCAGAGGTACAGCTTCGCCGGATCGTTGCCAGCCAAGATGTATGCCTCGGAGTAGGTCCACCACTGAGCGTCCACGATCTGCTGTCGGAGGAACTGGGCCCCCCTCGACCTGTGGAAGCCGTCATCGATCCCGGCGTCCAGCGACCAATACACATTGTCGAACTCGAGATCCTGGGTCCTGGTGGTCTTGAGCAGGTTGTGCCGGTGCGGATAGATCGGAGGGCGGTTGAAATATGCGTGGGTGAAGATCTCCTTCGTCAAGAAGAATTCCCACCACGAGACGTAGTAATAGTAGGCGGTGACGGTAACGACCCACCGCCAATTCGCCGGTCGCACATAGATCCTGTAGCTCGAGTCATTCAGGATCGAGCAGAGTTGATCCTTGATCATGCCTGCCGCGTCGAGGTCCAGAGGATGGCCTTGCGAATCGACGAGGTCGTACCATTCTGGGCGGCGGAGATCAAACGGGGCGAAGATCGGATTGTAGTCTCCGACAAGCTTGTAGTGCGGCCCTGAGTGGGCATTTTGGGTGATCACCACCCGGTTGAGCAGGTCGCAGTTGTGGCCGTCCCGTCCGCCGACCTCGTTGCGAAGCGGGAGGCGCAGCCAAGTTGTCGGGTCGTCAGACCCCGCAGCAACCTCGATCTCCTTCGATGTCAGCCAGTCAGTCGCCCGCGCATCGTCAACCGAAGCCCCCGGATCGTAGAGGGTCGGCGTCACGACCTCTGCGGTCGCCGCAGGCACTGGGCTGAAATCCCCAGAGTAATCATCCCAGTTGTAGAGCGTGAACTTCGGGCCACCATAGTCGCCGCGGTGGCGGTCGGTGTAGTCCATCCACATGCGCCAGGGGAAGCCCTCCGGCCACGGGCGCAGGAATCCACTGAATGGAGTGTCCACCAGGAGGTCGTTGATGTCATCCTGCCGCTCGGTCGGGAACTGGCGTTCCATGTCGAGTTCGCGGAAGTAAGCCGCGTCCATCCCCGGAGTGTCGTCCAGGGGATCGATCACGAGCGTCGTCCCGGCGTCGAACATCTCAAGCCACATCAGTTCCGCGTCCTCTCCTGCAAGGACAGTTGCGTCCGCTGACTCGTCCAGTTTCCTTCCTTGGTGCGTGCGAACTTCATCTTGAACCCGACAAGCATCCAATCGTCGTTCTGTGTCTCCTGCCCGATGTGGAGCGCGTTCGCGTACACGTCCCACTCGATCACCGGCAACTCGACGGCCTGACCATACTCGAGACCCAGCAGCGGCATAAGTACGTCCATGTCGATGCGGAAATCGGGCTCGTTTTGAGCGAAGACGCGCGGCGCGATTTCATCCATCACCTCTTGGAGATCGCCCTCCTCCGGATCGAGGGGAACGTCGAACTCTTCGACCTCGCCATAGTCCTCGTCGGGGATCTCTGGATCTACGGGCGGCGTGGCGTCGGCACCGCGCTCGTTCTCGAGCATCCCCATTCGATATTGATGATGCTCGGGCCCTGAGTAGATGATCGTCTCGTGGTTCGAGTCCGGCGACTCAGCCTCGGAGATGATTGCCGTGGCGTAGTACTCGTATTCGGCGCCATCAACCACGTCCTGGTCAAAGAACTCACCCTGTGCGAGGTCGTACCGCATCGCGACGTTAGCGTTGTCCACCGTCGCGATGAGTTGGAAGGTCGTCTCGTACGGCTCCTCCGGCGGGGTGTCGTCACCCGGCTCGGTGTAGCTCGTCTGAGAGGGCAGGGTGGAGGCAGGCGTGCCGTCGAACTCCTCGACGACGGTGTCGCCGATGATTGTCCGCTCTTCGGGGAGCGACGGATCCGCGACCCACCGATCGTAGAGGTCTGGGTCGCCGGTCCTCGGCGGGTCAGTCACCTTCTTCCGGTAGACGTTGTACTTGTCGGCGGGGATATCGATCCGTCCCCGCTCTCCGAAGTAGGGATTGCGGATGGTCGAGCCGCCGCCCCTGATCTCGACATTGATGCCCTCGGCGCGGTTCTGCAGTTTGATCTTTGGAGGATCCACAGGGTACGGATATTGATAGGCGAACCCGGTCTTCTTGATGTCTCGAGGGCCTTTGATCTGCACGTCCTGCGGCTTGAGCTTGTTCTTGACGATCGTCCAGATCTGCCACCGGTCGAGTTGCTCGACGACCACGTCGTGCTCGACGATGACCTCGTCCACCCACTTCACCATCTGCGGTGCGCCAGCCTGCTCGACGAAGGACGAGTTCTTGTTGCCCTCGGACCAGATCCTGCCGGTCTGGAGAATCAGATTCTGCTTGTTGCCGGGGATCATCCCGGCGTCGGTCGCCTTCTGTTTGGCCTCGGCTGAGGCGTCTTCGTCTGGCTCAACCGGGAGATCGTAGACGCAATAGGCCGAGATCAGCCTGGTGCGCCCGAGGTTGTCGCCGTCGGTCCACGGCGTGAATGTCCAGTAGATGACCTTGACGGTCTCAACCACGCGGAGCCCGCGCCCGATCCCAGGGAGGTAGCCTCCCCATTTCGTCTCGCGGTTGTACTCCTGCGTCGGACCGTTGACGACATCATAGGACCAGTGCTCTTCGTCTTCCCTCATGATCGTGCCGTACTGGTTGGTGAGCGTCTTGTGGCTCTCGATCAGAATCGAGTTGTCGCCGCCGGAGGAACGCCCCTTCGATGATCCTTGCCCTGGTGCCTTGTAGTAGCCTTCTTGGATCGCCATCGAGCCGAGGGACTCCGTCCATTCGTTCGCCGTCATCGGAACGTCGATGACTACCGGATCGGGCCAGTAGTTGGCTACCAACGCCATCACTTCACCAGCACAATCACCCGGCGCACGCGCTTCGTGATGACGGGGGTTGCGTTCAATTTATCGACTATGCCTGCAGGGATGATCAGCTTGTTGTGGGCACCCATGATCTCATCCTGTTTGTCGGCGATCACCAGCCTGTTCTGGGCCCGCAGGTAGTACCGGTGCGGGGCGTAGGGATCGGTCAGGCGCATGATCTCCTGCCAATAGGAGCTCTCCTTCGGAACGACGAATGCCTTGATTGGATAGTCTGGGATCGTGAGCGAGACGCGGATCCCGGCTGCTCGAGCGAGCTTCTGGACCGCGCTGTGCATCGTCGGAGTTCCGTGCCACACCCGGTAGAGTCCAACCTCTTTCCCGTAAGCCTCGATTGCCGTCACGACCTGCTCGTTCACCTTGCCCCAGCCGGGAACGAAGATGATGGTCTTGGTCGGTCCGCGCCGTTTCGCCAACCAGATCTTCTCGTAGCCCTCGGCGGTCACGGTCGGCACGGCACCCGCGCTCACATTCACGGCGCGCTTGCGGTCGTTCGGGATGATGCCGCTGCGGATCAGGATCTCCTGCCTCGGGTACGCTGGATCGTAGGACCCGAAGATGTCCCACCTGCTCGACTCATCAAAGTTGTGCCATGTGTTGAACTCAAGCACGAAGTGGCGGCTGACGGCGTCGTTTTGGTTGATGCTCACAGAGCGGACCCACGGGGTCACGTCTCGCTGATCCATGTAGACGATCACCACGAAATCCATGTATTGCGTCATGAGAACGTCACCCCATGGTCGAGCAGCGTCTGGTAGGTGTTGTCGTCGATCGTGTTGACGAAGACCGACCCTTCTCGATTGACACCATACACGAGGAACATCCCCGGCTGGTCATGGAGCTCGCGGATGGAGAGGATCGCAGCCCCCGGCAAGTCGTAGAAGAATCGCTCCGCAGCCAAGAGGAACCCAGGCTGGTCGTCGATCCGGTGCCCCTGCAACAGGGCCTGCCCAATGTTGTCGTCAAGCCTGTAGCCCTCGGCGATCAGCGAGCCGATGTGATCGTCGAGCACCAGGAGGCCAGCGAGCAGCGATCCCGGCTGGTCGTCGATTTGGATGTGGCCTGCGATCCACCGAGCGTCGGCGTGGATCGCCTGCCCCTGGTCGATGACGTTCCATCTGTAATTGTGGCCCATCGGCCACCACTGGGTCAGCGCGGTCCACTCCCATATCCCAGGCCCGTGCTCGTATGGCGTGATCGGAACCGTCCAGTACGCGCGCCCGTAGCCGTTCCGATACTTGCTGGCCTCGGCATCGAACGTGATCAATTCGATGGCGTTGCCCCAGTAGGTGAACGCGGCCGTGACCGTCTGGAAGTCACGGGCCATCCATCGCGCGCCGGTCCGCATGAACACGTCTGACCAGTCGGCCTCCTCGATGTATGGCTGGCCGGCGGCAGACCGCAACCACTCCCGGCCCCACACGACGAGGGTCTGGTCGGCGACGACGTTCTCCACGCCGTGGACGGTGACCTTGAACTCCTCATCTCGAGCAGGCTCGAAGTACACCCTCAGGTTACTCACCTCCGGAGTCGAGGAGGAAGCGGTGGTCGCGAGTTCCACGCGGAACTCTAGCGTGTCCTTCGTCGCCCCGGCTCTCATGTCGTCCTCGTACTCGATGCCGGGAACGATCGCTCCGTTCGAAAGCGCAGTCCACGAGTCGGTGCTGCGCCACCGGCACTTCACCGCGGCTGTCGTGTTCGCTGGGATCACCTCATCCCACGTTACCTGTCCGTGCGAGTAGTGGTCAGTCGAGGACACGTCAACCGAGTCCTCCCAGGAGCCGGATGCGGCGTAGGCTGGCGGGATCGTCTCGACGCTGAAATCGTCGTACAGGATATCTCGCGTGGTCGAGTCTGTCTGAGCGAACAGGCCAACGACGCCGGGGCCAGCGTGAGCCGAGTCACTGGCTACTTTCCAGGTGCCGGGTTCTGCGTCGCCATCCTTCCAGACCTTCGCCTGCAGCCAAGTGGTGGTCATCCTGAATCGGATCCAGATCCACTCGTCCTCAGCAGGTATGAATCCGAAGCTCTGAGAGTTGACGCCGAACGTAGTGCCGTCTCCGGTGAACCGCTTGAAGCTCAACCACTGGCTCCCGCGAGCGATGCTGGCCGTGTATCCCCTGAGCGCCGATCCGCTCCCCGTCAGGCGCAGGCACGGGCCTCCGGTCCCGACCGCGTCGGCGAATCGGATGCGGACCAGCGTCTCAACGTCCGAGACGCTCGGACCAGCATCCATCGACATGACGCATTTCCCGTTGTAGGTCTGATTCCGTCCGTGTTGCGAATCACCCGGCACGAGTTGCTGAACGTCCCAGCCGGTCCCTGTGGTCCTCGCCGTCCACCCGCTGCCGATGGGATTCTGCCCGAGCGTGTAGCCTTCGAAATCATCAACGGTCGGAGAGGTAATGAGGTTGATGGCGTCGCCGATTACCTCGGTGTCGGTGAACGTGCCGGTGAGGAAATCCGATCCCTCGTCGTAGTGGACATCCTTCTCGGCGGTGTTCAGGGCCTCGATGTTGACCTCGACGGAGTGACCGTGCGCCACCTCCTCGTCGTCTTGGTCAGGAGTCCAGCCCTTGATGTTGAGCACCTGCGCCTTGGAGCCAATCTTCGCACCAGGCAACCGCCCACCGCCGCGCAGCACGCCGCACTCGATGAACGTCTGCCCGTTGATCGTGGCGCGCGGAGCATGCCCGCCGCCGCGCATCACCTCGCAAGAGATCGTGGTCGCCACTCATCACTCCTACAGCAACCGTGCGTTGAATCGGAGCCTCTTCACTTCCTCGGTGGTCGTCACCTCGGCGACTGGTTTTGACCAGAACGAGGCCTGACCGGAGTCGATGACGGCGACGAGGCTTCCAGTCGGGTAGTCCTGGGTCAGCGCAACCGTCAGGTCGATGTACGACCCGGCCTGCACCGAGTCGATCTCTCGAGTCTCTGCAGTGTCCGGGTCCAGCGGGTTCTGGATGAACACGTCCTGCCCTGGCGACATCCCGTCAGTATCGAGGACCCACACCCGCGCCGGCACCCCCTCGCTCACGCCGGACGCCTGATCAACGGTAGAGAACACCGAGGCCGAGACATCTCGGATCGGCAAGGTGGTCCCGATTCTGGAGCCGGAATTGTAGACGTTCGAGTTGGCCGTGAGCCCTGAAAGCTCGATCGCCCATGACTTGATCACGGAATCCCAGTAGTCGTCGAGGACATGCCCGGTGGTCGAGGTCCACTTCAAATAGATCCCGCCGGAGCCAGGAAGCAGGATGTCCGTGGTCGAACAATCAACCCCCGTCTCCTCCCAGGACGAGCCGCCGTTTATGCTCCATGTGAAGGTGTTCGGTGTTCCGGTGCCATCGATCTTGGCCCGCAGGGTGTCGTTCCAGGCGCCGTTGAAATTCCCACTGATTGTGATGTCGTCCGAGCCGGTGCCGGAGAAGCTCGGCGTGCCGATGTCCGCCTCCTGCACCGATGCGATTGCGCCCTCGTTGATGTTCGTCTCGTCCATGATGAACGCCCTCGTGGCTACCGGCCAGTTCGCCGGAATCACGCGGCGGGTCGGGATGAGCTTCGTGGTGGCACCGATCGTGGTCTGAGCGGTTGTGGTCTCACGCCGCCCGAGGCACGGACGCCATCCCGCCGCATCGGGTGATCCCGCGTTGTCCCTGGTGATTTGGATCTGGTCGTTCGAGTCTGCGGCCCACCCTGAGTCGGTCGTCTGCCCACGAACCCCCGTCTCGTAGTCGTCATCCAGCGCGGTGCCGGGTTGCCATGCCGCCGATGGGATGAGCAGCCCGCCGTCCGGTGCCGTGAAGTCCGAACCGACCGATCCGCGCCACGTCGGATCAGCATCGATAGACGGATGCAGCGAGATCGCGTTGTCGCGATAGGCGACCGCCTTCACCTCAAACTGGGTGCTGCTGTAGAAAATGATGTTGTATTTCTGCGACACCGCGTTGTCCACGAGGCCGACGTGGTCAAGCGTCGTCGATCCGACGCGAGTGATGGGCGTCGTGTACTCCGGGTGGTCGTCGAAAATTTCGACCTGTTGCGTCAAGGCCGAGAAGTTGCGGAAGTGCTCCTTCACCGCGGTGCCAGTCTGACCGGGCTCGACCGCCCCGAGGTAGTACTCGTCGCCGGGGTCGTCGGTGACCGGCGAGGAAAGATCGAGATTCCCGCTCCCGTCATCATGGTAGAACTCGATCGGGAACAGGTACGCGAAGAACAGGTAGGGACGCTTCGTCTTGATGACCGACGGGTTCCAGTTGATCGACAGCCCGCCGTTCCCGGTACGGCAGACGATGTTGAAGAGGATCGGGGCGTTATCTCTCAGGGCCCGCTCGATGATCGAGGTCAGCGGCCAGTTGTTGCGCTCCTCGGTGCTGCTCGCATGATCGACGGTGAAGGTGTAGGCCGGAGTCCCTTCGCAGTCCTGGCCGCGGACGATGTGGTGCTTATCGAGATGCCACGTCAGGCCAGCCGACTTGTCGTAGTCGTAGTTCGTGGTGTCGCCCTGGTCCCACGCCCGCAGCATCCTGTAGATGTCGATGGGGTGGGAGCCGGCTGTCCCGAGATCGTAGTTCATCACATTCATCGCGCCCATGAGCAATATCGGGACCTGCCCGATCTTCGCCTTGACCTGCCCGATGTCAATCCAGGCGAGCATCTCGTGGTGCAGAGCATCTGCGTTGTAGTCGCCCATCTGCGGCTCGGCGAGTTGGTTCTCGGCATCCGTCTCGGTCTGATCCAACGTGTCGCCCCATGGGCCGAATGGCGTGCGGTAGAGTTGCCGAGCACCATGCCAATCGGCGAACTCTGCGTCGGCTTGACCCCAATCCCAAAATCGCATGATGCCTCCCTAAATCGTCAACCCGCGCGCCCGAAGATTGAAGAGCTTCCGATCGCCCGGAGTCGCCGACACCGGAACGTTGAGCCGCGTCCAGAAGTAGCAGGTGCCGGACGCTGTGATCGTGCCGGTCGTCTGACCAAGCTCAGTCAGCGTGAGCGGCCCGGACTGCCAAGCTCCAGGCGAGCCGGAGGCGTCCGGCGCGAACTCCACCCACGCGTGCCCCTCGCGGACGAAGAACGAGAGCGTCTTCGAGGTCGGGTCGCCGCCGTCGGCGAAGATGATCCCGAGCCCGAGGAACCCGTCCACGCCGTCGATGTACCCGTTGCCCGCGCCGTGCTGGTAGAGTTCCGCGCCGTCGAGCTTCGCATCCTCGATGGTCTTGGTCCCACCAACGAGCACATCGGCGGTGTCCGGACTGCCGCTCTGGAAGTCGGCGAAGGTGATGTCCTTGTCCGCCGGCACCGCGCTGGCGTGGCGCGCCGGATCGGTGTGGTTCTGCAGCTTCGTGATGTACGGCTGGGCCTCGTCCTCGAGATAGAAGCCGGGGAGTGCGTAGACCTCGGTGTCCGCGCTGTCCTCTGAGCCGACGTTGACGGCGACGTTGCGCCGTTGGGCCGAGATGGTGTCGGCCTGGATCACTCCGATGTTGAATCGGTCCGAGGTCCCGCCGCCGGAGTCCATCAGCGCGCCGATGGAAAGCTTGCCGGTCCAGCCGTTCGCCAGGGACGAGGAGAGCTTGATCCTGGTGCCGGGGACCACCCCGTAGTTCCACGTCGAGGAGTCTGCGGTGACGCCGATGCCGGTGCCGATGACCTCGTTCTTCGGATCGTCGGCGGTGACGTTGACGGTCGAGGACGAGGTCGCAGCGATGGTGTAGACATCGGAGATCGCCTCACCATCACCGAGCCACTCTGCAGCGACGATCGGAGTGTTGATCGTGTTCTCCCACCGGAACAGCAGGTTGGCGTCCGGGTCCGCCGGCGAGGCCGCGTCACGGAAGATAATTTCTGAACTCATCGCTTACTCCAGTCTCAGCAAAAAGAGTGTGACCTTGTAGGCCGTCAGAACCGGGGTCAGGGTACCACCTGTCTTGTCGCTCTCTGGGTACGGTCCGTTGTATGGCTGGAACTCATGCATGTCACGCGGTCCGAACGCGCAGGTGATCGTGGTCGCGTCTCCAGGCTTCAGCTTCACGACAATCGGCCCGGTCGCGCTCATGAGCGTTTCGATGACGGCGATCTGTGCGGCGGTCAACTGCTCCATGTGGATCTCGAGGAACGCCTTGTCCTGGCCGACGGCGAAATCTACGACGCACGGGTCGTTGGTGATGGCGAGCGCGAACGCGGTCGTCGGCCCGCCTTCGCGGTGCCGCTCCTTGATGATCGGCGGCGCGTCGAACAGCACCTGCGTCGAGTCTCGCTCGATGCCGACTTCACCAATTGCAAACGCCATGTCAGCCCCTCGTGTCCGGCGGGTTGTTGTCCTGTATATCCCGCAACGCGTCAGCGAAGACTTGCGGGTTGGGGACCACGTCGATCTGGAGCGGGGATATCTGTGCGACCAAGTCGTTGATCTGATCCCGTAACGTGTCGCCGAATCCCTTGAAGCCGCCCTGCCATGTGGTGTTGAGTGCGGCTTCAAGCTGCGGCTTCATGGTGGTCGTGAATTCGTTCAGGCCTTCGGCGAATCCCCTGTCCAGCCCGCCCTTCAGGCTACCCGCGACTGCGCCCTCGATCTCGACCATCCCCTCAATGACCTTGCCGGGGATCGCGTTGATCGCCTGCGGGATGTAGTAATTGAAGAGCTGGTAGAACTCGTTGTTCGTGAGGTCGCCCGTCTCGTTCATCGAACGAGCCACCTCCTTGAAGGCATCGGAAGCCGCGATCCCATACTCTCTCATCCACTCGGCGGTTTCTTCCACATCCGTGAGCATCTCCTTGTTGACCCTGTTTCTGGAGACGCCTTCGTTGATGTGATCCTTGTACCGATTGGTGATTTCGTCCATCTTTTGGGTAACCTCGTCGGAGGTCATCAGGCCGTGCGCCTCGCGGAGCTTTTTGAGTCGCTCACCTTCTTCTTCGGCAATCTCAGCGGCGGCATCGGCGAGGACCTGTGCTGTGTCGGCAACATTTTCTTGATCCTGCGTGAGTCCGTTGGCTTGGATTCTGGCCGCGTTGTAGGCCGCAGCCAGCTCCTCAACACTTTGCATTAGCTCGGCCAATCTTCCTAGGTCTTTGGCCTTTCTGGCTGCCGCAATGTCGTGCGCCAAATTCACCTCGCCGATAGCCATGGCAAGGTTTTCCGAGGCGTTGGAGTAGTTCCTTGTGATTTGTGAATCGGTCTTGAGCCCTTCAGCAACTGTCCTAGAGGCTTTCCCGAATGTTCCGAATTCTCTGTTGAGGGCCTCCGTCAGGCCGGTGACGTGATCCAGCCATTTCCCGAACTGGTAGCCAGCAACACCCACCAATACGACGCTCCCGGCAAGCTGGGTCGCTGATACGTTGAACTTTTTCATGGAGGCACTGAGGCCTCCGATCGCTTGGGTGTTCTTGACAATCTCGGCTGCATTCTTGACCCACGCCAGCTTGAGGAGGATCGACAGCCCAGTGAAGCGGGCGGTGACGCGCGCGATACTGCCAAGGGCATAAAGGAACGGGCCGAGCGCAGCCAATGAGAGTGCCGCGGTGGAGATGAGCCCCTTCCAGTAGTCGTCAAGCTCGTTGAATCCTCGCGCCGTGCCTGAGGCCTTGGTCGCGAGCTCGCCGAACTTGTCGATCACTGGAGCCAAGTTGTTTCCAAGGTCGATAGCGGCAGAAGACAACTTGCCCATGGCTTGGTCATAGGTGCGCTTCATCGTCTTCGCGCCCTTTTCGAACGCGTCGTTAACATCCTCGCCGACGACCTTCGCCATGTTCTCGGAGATCTCGACGTAGTCCTCGGTGCTTTTACCAATAAGCTGAAGGGCTGCGACGAAGGCCTTCTGGTTCGGGAGTATATCTTTGAGGGTGGTATCACCGGTCTTCGTCGCCTCGGCTATCTGGAGCAGTGCGATTCGCAGCCCATTCGGTCCCGCGAGTGTTCGCTGGAGTGTCGCGGCAGAGAGGCCAACATCGTCCATCGCTTTTCTCGCCGATATCGTTGGATCTAGGATCCCCATCATGATCGCGCGCAACCCGAAGGCGGCGAGGCGGGCCGACGTGCCGGACCGCGACATGGCGGCGATCCCTGCGCCAGCCTCGTGGAACTCGACGCCCAATGCTGCGGCCACCGGGAGCAATTTTGCGAGAGCCGCCGGGAGTTCAGCGGCCTCGAGGTTGCCTTCGCGGACGGTCCCAATGAGAACGGCCACCGCTTCATCCGCTGTTAGTGCGCCTTCGCCAAAGGCGTTCAGCGCAGAGGTTGCAGCAATGGCGATGTCCTTGGTTTCACCCATGCCGACGGCAGACGCCTTTGCTGTCGCCTCGAGAACCCTGAGTGCCTGATCAGTGCGGATGCCGTTCGACGTGATGAAGAAGAGAGCCTCGGCAAGCTCGTTGGCCGACTTGCCGACGATCCCGGCCATGTCCTGCACGACCGGGCCCCAGCGCGCGATGGTCTCCGCAGGCATCCCGACGAGCGACACCATCCTGGTCATGGCATCCTCGAACTGCATCGCGGTCTTCAACGATGCGGCACCGACCAGGAGCATGGGGGCGGTGATGGCGGTGGACATGATCCGACCGGCCTGGGTGAGGGACTCAGCAGCGAAGAGCATCCGCGTCACCGCGGCGCGCATCTTCTTCTGGTACTCCTCAGTGTCGGCGCCGAACTTCACGAAGAGGTTCGCCACCATCGTGCCGCCGTAGTTCCTGCTCACTGTGTGCCTCCGAATGCCGCGTGCAGCACGTTCGTCTTAGCCAGGAGCTCCTGCCAGTCCACGTCGCGCTTCCTCTTCTGCTTCCATGAAGGCATGAAATTCGTGTACGGCGTCTTCTTCCCAGCGAGGCTGTGGATCGTCTGGCAGATCATCGCCGGACCGAACTCCTGGCGGAGGTGGCTCTCCCGCATCCGACGCACAAGGGCATCGAACTGGCGAGGCACCATGTACCAGAACTCCTCATCGGTCAGTCGGAGATCGTATCTGCCGACGGCCCACAGCGTCTCCCATGTCAGTCTGGAGCCGTGGCCGTCTTCTGAGGGTCCTCGGGCTCTTCGCCCTCAGCCGGCGGATCCGGCATGGACTCCACCAAGGCCAGGGTGATGGTCGCCATGACATCGAGAGCCTTCATGTTCAGAACGTCTCCGACCTCGTCATAGGTGAGCCTTTTCTCGTTCGGCTCGTACACGAGTGATGCCCACACCAACGCCTTCAAGCGCGTCCCAGTGAGCTCACCGTTCCAGTCGAGGAACGAGAGTCCGCAGGGCTCTTCGGCTCGGCAGAGTGCGTTGAAGTCGATCCGCAGCATCCTGTCGGGCTTGTCGAAATCCAGCGTAACCTCGAACCTCTGACCGGTCAGGTAATCAGTCATGCGTCACCTCATCACACGTCGAACGTCGGCGCGGGATCTCCGGTGATCTCGACGGTCAAGCTCGCGGTGAGCAGACCATCGACCGGGGCATCCGGCTCGAAGTTCAAAACGTAGGCGGCGAACTGCCACACGGTGTTGCCCGGATCGGGAAACACGAGTTGGAAGTTTCGCTTGATCCCGTCGATGAAGTCCTTGAGCAGACCCGTGCTGTGGTCATGGGTGCCCTCGGTGGGAATCAGGTTGATGGCGAACGTCACCTGACCTCCCATCTTGAGACCCGGCACGATCTCGCCCCAGTCCGTGGTCTGAGTCGAGGCATCGTGGGTGCCGCGGTTGAAGCCGGGGCCACCGATGTCCTTGATTTTCGCGATGGTGGTGAAGACCTCGGCGCCGTTGCCTCCATCACCAACCTTGAGCAGCGTTCCGTGACTCGGAATTGTCATCTCTTACCTCCTTAGGGGAGCCGCAGCACGGCGAACGAAAGCGTCGCCACTGAGCATTCAAGATAAAGTGTACCGTCAGACTGCATCCAGCCCTCACGGTCAAGGAACGCCAACGCGACTTCCGCGCTGGCGGCTACAGCCACCGTCAGATCGCCCGACCGCCCGAAGCTGTCTGGCGCACTGGTGATGATCACGTCCTGCTCGCCGCCGTCGGCGCTCTTGATGAGCAGCACCTCCCGGCCAGTGAACAGGAAATCGTTTTTGTTTGCGACATCGGCGGCTTCCCATGTGTAAACAACCTCGCCGCCGGGGTGAGTTCTCGGAACCTCAACCGGTGTGAGTCTCGTGCGTGCCATCGTCTACCTCCTTGGTTTTCTCTGCGACCTCCTCGCGGATGATCTTGTTTCCCGACGGTGTGACGAAGCCGGTGTCCGTCCTCATCACGCTCGGGGTTTTGAGGTGGTTCGCGATATGCTTCACCATCTCGTTCTCGTCGAGGGTTGACCACGGGCAGTGGACGCACGAGAACATCGGAATCTCGTGCCACTCCCCGATGGTGTAGTGCGGTTGCTCCTTCGGCTCTTCCTTGACCACCGGCTTGGTGGCTGGTTTCTTCCTGGGCTTCCTGGCCTTGGCTGGTGTTTTGCTGCCGTTAGACATTGCTCAACTCCTTCTCGATTCTGAAATTCACCGTGGACAGGAACCGCCCGCTCTCGTCGCGCCCGATCATGGCCGGGGTGTCAATCGGGATGCACGACAGGTACCGGGTGCCGGAGAGCGACTCGTCCTCGATCTTCATCAGGGCCTGATAGAGCCGCTCGGCCCGGAGTCTGGTCACCTCGGGCTTCTCGCCCCTCACCGTTACCTGCACGCGCGGTCGCTCGACCTCGACCATCCGATCGTTCTGGATGAAGTCCGGCTCGTCCCCGGCGTACTCGATGATGAAGGCACAGTCGTCCGGGTCGTCCGGCGCGACGTGAAGCCACAGGTCCACCTTGAGGGTCGCAAGGCCCTGAGCAACGAGGAAGGCGGCAAGCTCTTCGACCACCATCAGATCCTCACGTTCTTTCCGGCCATGCTGTACTTCTTCGTCTCGGTCCTGGCGGCGACCTCAAGCGCGTTCTTGATCTTCGGCCTGACATCATCGACGGCGAGCTCCAAGTACTTCGCCCGCTTGCCACCGGGGTGGAAGAAGGAGATGTTCTCATGCTGCATCAGGGCATATGGCACCTTCGCGCTGCCATAGGTAACGTAAACGACTGGGTAGCGGCCAGGGTA